GTGCCATTATAAGGTAATCGTTCCTGCGCTGGACGCCGTGATTTGATAAACCCGCTAGCCTGAGCGCGTTGGCTCGGTGCAAGTTAAATTAGTAAGTGTTGCAGCCCTAAAAGTATCGGCGTAAGCAATTATGACAATCCCAGATGCTCCGGCGCCTCCAAATCCTCCGCCTGAATTAGGATCATAACCCGAACCCCCGCCGCCCGAACCTGTGTTTATCGTTCCGGTTCCACCTGTACCGTCAGGGGAATTGCCACCTGCACCACCGCCGCCTGTTCCACCTGCACCACCGTTATAGGTTGCATTGTATCCACCACCGCCACCGCCACCACCTGCGCGAGTTGTCGCTGTACCGTTAATACTCGATGAAGTTCCGGCTCCACCGGCTCCACCGGTTCCATTGCTTAAACCGTTTGCGCCTACTGCCCCAGCGCCACCGCCACCTGCGGGGGTGTAAGGACTTGGAAAATATGCTTGACCGCCATTATTACCTTGGGCTGGTGAAGGAGTAGCAGTACCGCCAGAACCTTGTGCGCCGCCATTACAACCGCCACCACCGCCTGACCCGCCGTTAGCACCGTTTACATTTTGTGCACCGCCGCCGCCACCGCCCCCTGTGCTGGTAATCGTGCTGAATACGCTGTTTTCTCCGGATACGCCTTTTGCTTGTTCTGTAACCGAACCTGCGCCACCTGCGCCAATAGTTACGGTATTGGCTACGCCACCGGTTACCGCAAAAGATGCATTGGTTAAATATCCACCGGCTCCACCGCCACCGGCTAAGTTATACCCGCCACCACCACCGCCGGCAATAACTAAATACTCAACTGTAGAAGGTGCTGATAAAGGTGAAAGGCTACTGATGGCACCCGCTGCTATTGCGCCGATCATTATGCTATTGCACCAAAAATACGCCAAGTGTTAGCAGCTACTCGCACGCATTGTAAAACTTTGTGCTGGGCTAGAGTAGGGGCGGCTGAAACCGCTCCTGCTGAACTCAAGGTCACGCCTGCGCCTGCCGCCATCGTCAATAAACCCGCCCCCGTATTGATTATAGTAATTGCTGAACCAACTACCGCCTCAGTTAAAGTGCTATCAGGCGCAATGGTCACGGTCTTAGTTGAGGCGTTGCTGGTTTGAATCATTACCTGATAAAGATCGCTGTTCGCTGTTGTATAGGTTGCACCGCTTTGAGTTGTAATCGTAAACGCAACTAAATTATTGAACATTTCGGCACTCAAAACTGTGCCTGTAACTGCGGGTATGCCTGTTGCCATTTAATGCTCCTTTGTGGTTAGTATGATAGTACCGAAGTGCCCAAAATCCCGTATTGACTTGACCCAATAATGAAGGCATCAATAATAGGTTCAAGGGTTGTAAAAGTAGTTACCCAATTATTGGGCGTAACATTGTGCGATACTCCAAAAATCTGCAAAGTTTTGTCAAGAGTGCTGGTTCCACTAGCTGCTGGCTGTGTGCTCTTTACCGTAATTGGGTCAAAGTAATCCAACTCCAATGCAGCTGTAACACCGGCCGTGCTGGTCGTGTTTAAGTTCAGGCTCAACTGATCAGTGCGCACGCTGGTTGCCTGCCTGCTGGCAATGTACGCCCTGACATAATTGAGCGCAACGGCATCGTTTTCCATAATTAGATTTGTACGGTTGTAAGAGTGTTTAAAATAAAGGGCAATACTTTCGGCATTTTCGGCTGTTTGAGCCGTGCCACCAATACGGGTAACACTGCCAGAGTTGTAAACAAGATCATCATTAAATAAAAATTTAACCTGTGAATATGGAATCCCGCTGTTATCGTCTGCAAAAATTGTTGGTGTACCAGCAATGCTAGACTCAGTAAATGAGCGATCTTGAAAAACCATATTGCCACTCGCATCAATGTAAAGTGCGCCATATTCCGAATCGGTGCACTGTTGCAATTTGGCAAGGGCTGTAGCAGAGGCAACCGGATTTGCCTGCACTGTGGTTGAACCGGCATCTATATCGCGCATTGAGGCTGGCCAATCAATTGCATCAAGTATTTGCCCAATGCGTGTGCCAGATAGATCACCAGCTGCTGATCCTGCAACGGTTGTAAGCGTGGCAAGGTTGGCAAGTCTAAAACCATCAACTGCTGTAATTGTGGTTGTGCTTACAATTCCTACATCTCGGCTTTGTTGGTAATTAAATCCAGTTGTGTAACCTGCAAACATTGCATAAATATCGCCGGTGCTTGGATCAGTGCCAGTAATTGTGATCTTGCGCAAAGGTTGGATTAAACCAAAATAAGGGCTGGCCGTATTTTCAGGGTTGAACGCACCTTCTTGGTCTGCAATAACTACACTGCAAGTGCCGGTCTGAAACACATCGCTAAGTGCATTGCGGCCTCTTTGTATGTTAACCGCCTGCACTGTGTCAGAAACATCGGCTGTAACGGTAACGCTATCGGCCAAGATATTAACGCCAAGCACACCAGATCCAATAATCATTGCCTGACCAAATGACGGACCACTTGAAAAGTTAAGGATTACCGCAATTGCTGGCAGGGTCATTCTCCACCGGCTAAACCTGTGTAACTGTATCCATTTCGGTTGCCTTCACCAATTGTTTGTTGCACAAAAGTTGCCATCTCTTGAGCGTTGCCTATAAATCCTAATTGTGGAAAGTTCATATTTACTGTCGTGGTTGTGCCTTGCCCTGCGATTCCGGCTTCCATTCTGGCATTAGCTGCACTTAATCCAGAAAGATCAAAGTTTAAATAACTTAAATCAGTAAGAGTGCTTAAATCAAAGGGGGTGGGCACATCAGATTTACCCGCGCCGCCGCCGCCCGTGCCAGTGCTAGTAGATGGTGCTCCCGGCAATTTTGGCACAAATGATAACTTGGCAATCTCATCACTGGCATCTTTTGCGTAGCCATAAATTAATTTGTAAAAATCAAAGGTGTTTTGCGCAGACAATTGCTGTGCACTGTTAAGATTTGCATTGGCTCTTAATGTTTCGTATTCAATCTTTTTAATTGCTGCAATATCGTCATTGGTGCTTTCGGTTTTGAGTGCTTTCATTCCCTCTAACCGTGCACGATCTAAATCGCTGACCTTGCCTTTAAGTGCTTCGGCGATTTGAATTGCATCAATGTCAAACATACCTTGCAACTTGGTGGTTGCTGCTGCCTTTTTCATATCATCATTTGTTTTAATTGCCGCTTTGTTAAACTTTTTTATTACGGTTATATCAAAGAGCCTGCCCCAACCACCTGCAACTTCCATTTCTCTGATTCTTTTACCAGCTGCTGAGGCTGCTGTTGCCGCATCGGATAACCCCTTGCCAAGTGCATTGATCAAAGGCAATAAGACATTCCGCCCAAACCAACTATCTTGAAATGCTTTATCTGTAGAGGCAAAAAAGGTTTTAATGTAAACCGGCAAGCCTCTAAATATATCGCCAATTTTTACGCCTAATTGCTCAATAGCCAATCCAAGATCAGTGATTGAATTAGTTTTAGTAAACCCTTTTAAGAAACTAATCAATCCCTTGCCTATGTTTTCCAATGCCTTGCCTGCCGATATTTTTAAGATAGCCAACTGGCCTGCGTAAGTTGTTATATTGTTTTTGGCCGCACCGCCAAATGTTTTGTTTAGTTGTGCCATCAATGCAGCCATATCACCGGCTTTGATTGCTGCCTGATCCAACCCCGGAATTAATTTTTTTAATGCAGTTGTTTGCCCTGCAAAACCTTTGCTCAACGCATCTGTAATTGCTGCAAAATCATCGCCGGTTACTGCTGCAATGTCAGCGGCAAGATTCATTGCCTCATAAGATTTGCCAAGATCATTTGTAACCGACAAAAGTTGACCAAAAGCAGGGCGTAAATCTTGGTCAGCAATTCCCGATGACCTGCTTAACTTCTCAATAAAATTTTCAATTGGAACTTGTTGAAATGATCGGCCTAAATTATCTAAAGTAAATGACAAAGTTTTAATGCTTTTTTCATCTGCAATTGCTGCTTGTGCTGATGACTTGGCAAGGGCTACAAAACTTGCACCCATTGCTGCAAAGGTTAGTTTTCTGGCAAGGCTTGTTTTCTTAAATGATTTGCTAAGTTTGGCCAATCCTTTTTCAGCAGCTGCAACACCCTTGTTAGAGTAGGCAGTTATGATGCTGTATTTAATTGCTGGCTCAGCCATTACGCTACCGCCTTTGGCATCTTTTCGTGCGCTATTCGGGTTGCCTTAGTTATGGAAACCAAGATTGCAGCCCGTGCACGCTTTTGGTTTTTCTCTCCGGCTCTAATAACCAACCGGCCTTGCTTGCCTCTTACGGCAACGCTTTGGGCAGTAATGGCATCAATAAAATGTCTGCCTGCATCCTCATTGTAGGATTTGCTAAACTTTTTGGTTTGAGTGCGTTTGTAGTTTCCGGCTGGTGGTCTGCCGTTGGGATTTCTAGTACCTGCCACCTCATAAATCATACCCGCAGCGTTTTTATTTATGATGGTAAAAAAGCTGCTAAATCCTTGTTGGCTAATTTTGGTTTTGCCTATCTTAAAACCTATGCCTTTTCTGATTGCAGCAGGGTCAAAAATTAAGCGTTCCCAAACTGTGCCCGGTGCTTGCTTTGCCCAATTGCTCAAACCGGGTGGGGTTGTGCTAGGTGCAAATCCTTGTGCATCATCTCTGATTTCACCCAATACAACTTTGATTTCTTTGTTCATTTCATCGTAAACAATACGGTGCACCTTTTTGAGTACCTGCAAAGTCTGCTCAAGTCCGACTACTTCTTTTTCGGTTGCCATCCTTGATTACCTTTGCCCTTTCCTCTAGCACTCTGATCATCATCTTGAGCATCATTGGCTCCATCCCAATAAACTCATTGGGCGAAATGCCAGTTTCACAACTTAGATTTGCAACCAAATAGGTGAGTGAGTCTTTGCCACTCAATCCCCTAAAGGGTCGCTATCTAATACCTCAACTGACTTCAGCGTTTCCAAAAACTTTTCACCAAACACTGGCACTGATTCGCCGGATCGCCGGATGGCTTCCCAACATAACCAATACACATCGCTCTGCATTTGATCCTCAGCAAACGCCTTGTGAATCCCTTTTTTCTTGTTTACTTCAAATGCATATTCAATTATTGGTGTAATTTCGTATTCTTGAATCTCACCAGTGCTGCGTGTGATTTTTAACTTAGCCATTGCCTAGCCCTTCAGGTTAGTTGTTACGCGGTTGTATCTACAACAATTGGTGAGTTGCAGGTAAAAGTAATCGATTGCATTGATAAATCCCCGACACTACCTGAAACAGGGGTAAGGTTGTTTACCAAAATCGTTGTTTGATATTCGGGATTTGTTGCGCTAATTACTGCACTGGTTGGCTTGATAGTCAAGGCAACGGTTGTGCCGTATGCAGATTGTAGTGTGGTTGCAACTTCAGCAGCTGCATAAGAGTTTAGAAAATCTAAGGTTACGCTAGAGGATTCTAGGCCTTTAACGTAAGTATGAGAGCCATTGCCGCCCATTGCGGTTGTTTCTAACTCATCAAAGGTTTGATTGATTGTT